TATCGCAGGTGGTGGCGGCGGTGGTGGTCAATCGGGCGGAACTGCTGGCTCAGGTGGTGCTGGTGCTGGTGGAATTGGAACTTCCGCAAGTGGTACAAACGCAACAGTAAATACAGGCTCAGGTGGTGGGGGTTGCCGAGCCGCGGACCCGTATGTAGGCGGAACAGGCGGCAGTGGTGTCGTAATAGTAAGATATGCAATCTAACGAGAGGGACAATATGAAAGACAATGTAAGCAAAATAAAAGATACAAAAAAAACTCAATGCTTTAGTTATGAAGTAACAATGTTAGTTCACATTATTGCCGACAATGAAACTACCGCCAAAAATCAACTTGATGAAAAAGGCGGAATCGTCACAAAGCGTGATGTAAAATTAGTAAACACACAGGCTCTCTACGGAGAAGAAAAGGAATAATAATGGCTCATTATGCAAAGGTTGAAAACGGAGTCGTAACACAAGTTATTGTTGCCGATTCTAAAGAATGGTGTCAGGCGAATCTAGGTGGCGAGTGGATACAGACCTCCTATAACACACACGGCGGAGTCAATTCCCGTGATGGTGGAACTGCCTTACATAAGAACTATGCTGGCATTGGATACAACTGGGATGGAACAGGCTTCTTTGCTCCACAGCCATATCCTTCTTGGACAAAAGATGAGGCAACTTATCTATGGAACGCTCCCGTTGCAATGCCTACTGATGGCAAGCGTTATTCTTGGAATGAAGAAAAACTATCTTGGGATGAACTAGAGCAATAAGAAAGCAGGGGACAATGATACAAAAGCAAGAGACAGTGGCTATCGGTTGGTGCGACAATGGCACCACCGATGGTAAGTTTACTGAAGGGTTAATGACAGCAGTAATTGCTGGTCCTAACAACGGTATGCGCTTTACTACCAGCATACGTGTGCAGGGTAATCAGATAGGCAGACAACGCCAGATACTCTTTGATTACTGGGCAGATAAACTTAAGACAGACTGGATACTATGGGTAGATTCAGACATAGTTCTAAGTCTTGAGGCTATCCAGAAACTCTGGCAGACAGCCGATAAGATTAATAGACCAGTAGTTAGCGGTGTTTACTTCATATCTAAGGAGAACGAGGGCAGTCTTATGCGCCCGTTCCCAGTTCTATTTGATGATGTAGATGAGTTTCAAGTCCGCTATCACCACCCATTACCTGACAACCAAGTAATCAAGGTTGACTGTGCAGGGTTTGGCTTTGTCCTAATGCATAAGTCTATTATTCCTAAACTGCGTGAAGCACACCCTGGTAAGGGTATGTTTATGGAGACTGGTGATGGCAAAGATGAGCATTTTGTAGGCGAAGATATTATCTTCTTCCGCCGTATGAAGGCAGCAGGGATACCACTACACGCCCATACTGGAGCACTGGTAAAGCATATGAAACGCTTTAGCGTTGACTATGACTACTATGCATTGTATTGGGCTAACGAACATTTAAAGACAAAACTTAAGGAACAAGAGCAACAAGGAGAATAAGTGGCTGGTCGTGATATTACCGAAGGTCGTGCTGAACGTGCGATTGCCTTTGATGTAGGTGTAGTTGCTACTGATGCTATCTGGCAGAATACTGATATAGCCTATGATGTTGCTATCGGTGGTATGCCATTCATCTATGCCATCAATGATACTAACCCTTATGTCCGTCAGACTGCTCCATATAGGAAAGAACAATTCGATAATCAACCCGAGCCTGGTGAGCAGACGCTCACTGGTTGGTGGATTAGAAGCCAGTCTTCCTTTCACGAGGGGGCTGGCATTACTTTTTATGACCCAGCACTTATCCCTGGTGAGGGCACATCTCGCTTTGCAGATAGCCAAGGGGTAAATGTCTGGACAGAAGGTGAAGTAACCCTTCTAAATGACACATTAGAAGTCTACTCAACCAGCAATACAGCATTGATTATGGGTGCTAATGATAGCACCAATGATGTAATTGTATTTGCAGACGGCAATAATTTAAAGAAGATTTCTATGTCAGGTGACACTGCAACTACCAGCACATACACTTTAGATGCAGCCCACACAAACCAAGTCTTTGCCAGTATAACTACAGATGGAACTAGATACTTTGCTGCTGATTCGGTAGCACTTCACGTAGGTAATATTGGTGGCACCACATCTGATGGAACTACCTATGCTACTGGTACTAGCAGCGTTGTTGTTAGATTTGTTAAGCAGCGTTTGATGGCTGGTGTAGCAAATGCTATCTATGAACTTAACCCTAATGTAAGTCCATCTGGTAGTCACGCTACTACAGCCCTGCCTACTGCTACCTTTACCCATCCTACTAGCGCTTGGGTATGGACCAGTATCTGTGAAGGACCTAATGCTATTTACTATGCTGGCAAGAACCGTAGCAATAGTTCTATCTTTAAGATTGGTTTGACTACAGGGACAACTGCTTTAGGTTTTCCTAACTTGGCTACGCCTACTGAGATAGCCCAGTTCCCTGTCACTGAGATAGTCAATGCTATAGATGTATACCTTGGTACCTATATGGTTATCTGCACTAGCAAAGGCGTTAGAGTCGCAGCAGTCCAAGATGATGGCAGTATTAAGTATGGCCCAATAATTATTGAAGGTGACTTTAAAGGCATAGCATTCAGGGATAGATTTGCCTATGTATCAGGACTGGTTGGTACTGAGGCAGGACTATACCGTATTGATTTATCTGTAGAATTAGGGACATTACTCTTTCCGTTTGCTAAAGATTTAGTTGCTACTAGCACTACATCTACTGCTGCAACTGTAGCCTTCCTAGGGTCTAGCGATAGGGTGGCTTTTGCTGTAACAGGTGATGGTATCTGGATAGAAAAAGATACAGAAAAAGTAACTAGTGGTTTTATAAAAACAGGATTCATTAGATACAACACACTAGAACCTAAAAACTTTAAGCGTCTAATAGGCCGTGGTGTATTTACCTTTGGCACTCTATCTCTACAGACAGTAGACTCAGACGGCTCAATATATGATGTAGTCAGCTATGACTCATCAGTTCTACCAGTAGAAGTAACTACCAGCCAACCAGCTGGTGCTCAAGAATTCATAGCCTATAGATTTCTTTTAACTAGAGATGCAACAGATAGCAGTCAAGGTCCTATCTTCAAGGGCTATCAGGCTAAGGCTACAATCGCTACACCTAGACAGCGAGTAATTAGATTTCCCGTCTATTGTTTTGATGTGGAGACAGACAAGTACAATGTTATGGTAGGCTATGAAGGCCGAGCCCAAGACCGAATTGATACCCTAGAAAGTATCGAAGAAGGTGGCGACATTGTTACCTGGCAAGACTTAACCACTGGCGAATCTCGTCAGGTTTCTATAGAACAAATCACATTTACTCGCATGACCCCACCAGATAGAGGATTCACTGGCTATGGTGGCATGCTTACTATGACTGTAAGGACTGTGTAATGACACCTACTGAATGGGCTGGCCTAGCCGTAGCCGTATTTACTTTGATTGCTGGATTTGCTGGCGCTGTGCGCTGGATGGTCAAGCATTACTTATATGAACTACGCCCTAATGGTGGCTCAAGCCTGAAGGATAAGGTAGATGCGCTAGAGAAGCAGATAGATTTACTCACCGAGTTTGTAAAAGAAGCACTGAGGAAGTAGTGCCAGAGTTAAATGCAAATATCCCTCCGATAGATTGCTTTGTACGTGGTAACTTTTTGCGTAACCAGAAGGATAGTCACGACTTGTACTTTCCTTGTGTGATATTTGGAGTTAGTTCTGTACAGAACAGAAGCCCACTATTCCACTTTATGATGGAAGATGGTGGCCTATGGTGGCGTATGCCCATCAATGCCTTCTGTAATAAGCCAGGCGTGCCAGAGGTAGACCTACATAATCTAGTGCTTTGGAACTCTTTTAGCCCATACATAACTGTGACTAAGTTTGCTAACCTGACTAATCTAAGTCTGCATTACACAGATAGAAATAGAAATAAAATTAATGGCAAGTATCTCTTTACCCTTGACTGGCATAACCCTGACTCTAATAGGCTAGATGATGGCTACTCAGAGACACCTGATGAGCACAAGTGTGGGCACGTTATAGAGCGTGAAGATGGCAACTATGCTATCCAACCTAACAATAGAACCTTCGTCTTCGAGCCATCATATACAACCAAGTATGGTGACCCACTCATCCACAGGATAATCAATGACCGTAAGTGGGATGTGGAAGATAAGAAGAAGTGGGTAACCGAAGACACAAATGCTTTCCACTACGACATAGAAACTAAGAAAGAAAATGAATGAAACCTGTAGTCAAAGTAGCGTCACCTGCTGCTATTGCTGTGCTCCGTCAGGCGACAGCGTTGTATCCGAAGCGCAAGAAACTGTCAGACGGATTGTTGCCTTCGTTAGCGCATCAGAAAGCCAGCCCGAATTCGGACCACAATACTGGGCTAGCAGTAGATTTGACCCACGACCCTAAGAGGGGTATTGATTGTGCAATCATTTTTGAAAAACTTAAAGAAGATGAGAGGATTAATTACCTTATCTTCCAAGGAAAAATCTGGTCAAGAACCAGACGCAAAGAAGGCAATAGAAAGTATACAGGTAGTAATCCTCACAATAAGCACCTACATATTTCTATTAATGATACTCACCGTAGTGACACTAGCCCCTGGTTCTGGTGGCTAAGTCAACCTAAGATTGTGAATCAGATTGTGGCAAATTTACAGCCACAACCTAAGAAGAAGGTAGCTGTTAGTACCACTGTGGTACCAGTATGCACCTGCTGTAAGGTTCACAATACAAAACGAAAGGCAATC